TATATGATTTATTTCCATTATCATTTAGAAGAATGACTGAAGGAACAAAATCATCTACTAAAATACAAAGAAGTATATTAGATAATTTTTACATAACAGGAGGAAGAGCTAAAATGGATGTTGGTACAGCGGCTGGTTTACCTATAAAAGCTAAAATGCCATTTAATGCAGTAATACCTGAAGGACCTAATAAAGGTAAAAAAGTATCGGATCTATTTAAAGAACTTGTAGGTATTGGTGTAGCGCCTAACAGAAATCAAAGAACATTTGTAAAATCTTTACAGGCTGAAATTGGTAGAGCTATAACAAATAATGTTGCTAGAAAAAATCCTAAACATCCTGAAAATTTAATTCAAAAATTAGCAGATGGAAAAGCGGATTTATTAGCTTCTAGACCTTTAACACAATTTCAAGTGGTTAAAAATGAGTTTGGAGGTGAATTAGTTAAAGATGCTAAAACAGTTCAAAAAATTGCAAGAAGTTTTGATAAAATAGTTAGAGATGTTCCTGGAGCTTCATTTTTTATAATTCCAAGTAATCTTGCGCCAGGGGGTAATAGTATTTTAAGAATGCGAGACGGAAGTTTTTTTGTTAGTAAAGCATTAGATAAAGCTACATTGGATGCTATAAAAACAAATAATGCATTAGAAGTTGCTGCGTTAAGAAAATTAAAACAAGAATTAGGTTTAGATATACGACCAGGAACTAGTAAAGCGCCGGAATGGACTATAGTTATTAAAAGCCAAAAAACTAAAAACTTAAATAAAAATTTAAAAGAAATTGGTGCTTTTAAAAAGAATTTTAAAACAGCATTAGATATTATTACTGAAATGTATAAGGTTGATCCTCAAGCTACAGGTTTAGTAGTATATAATCAAAACGCTAATGGTGCAAGCACAAGGAACATGGCACAACTTAGAGGTATTGAAATAGGCGCTAAAAAAGTATTAGAAGAGCATGTACTACAACACGGTCAGTTTGCAAAACTAGTTGGTGTTTATGCAAAAGTAAAAAATGCTAAAACAAAACAAGAAATGGCTGATTGGCTTGGTGAAAATTATTTTCAACTTTCTTTATCAACCGGCTTTAAAGGATCTAGTCATTCCATAGTTGACGCAGCATACACTATTAATGGTGTTAAATACAAATCTAAATCGGAGCTACATCCATTTTTAGCAGAAAAAGTACAACAAGCTATAGACGGTAAAATATCTTGGAAAGAAGTACCTAGCCCAAATATAAGATTATATAATGAGGTTGTTAAATTAAATGCAAATAAGATAACACAAGAGGGAATTACGCATGCTAAAAAATATAATGTTGAAGTTCCTAAAAAATTTGAAAATGACAAGATTGTTTATGAAAAACAAGCTGAACTAATATTTGAACAATTAAAAGGCGAAATAACACCTGCACAAGCAAAAGCAAATATAGATTTATTTGTAAAACAAAGATACCCTAAAATTAAAGAAGGTGTTCAAACGCTTGAAAAAGCAAAAGTTGAGGATGCTAAAATAAAAGAACAACAAATTGAAGTTGCAGCATCTAGAGAATTAAGCACAGAATTTAATCAATATTTAGAAAAGTCTACAGGTATTGGCGCTGAAAAAGTATTTAATCAAGCAAAAGCAGATGCTAGAGCAGCCAAAGTTAAAAAATCTTTTGGTGACTATTTTATACCAGCTGGTGCTGAAGATTTTGCAGGCTTAATGCATAAAACATTAGCTAAGGGTAAGCAAGGTGAAAAACAATTAGAGTTTTATCAAAAAGCATTATATGAACCATATAATTTAGCTGTAGAAAATATTACAAGAGAAAGAACTGCATTATCAAATGATTTTAGAGCTTTAAAAAATCAATTAAGTAATGTACCTAAAACATTAAAAAAGTTTACTAAAGGAGGCGATTATACTAATGAGCAAGCTGTAAGAGTTGCAGTATGGAATAAATTAGGATATGAGATACCTGGTATAAGTAAAACAGATTTAAAATCACTTGTAAAAGAAGTTAATTCAAATCCTGAATTAAATTTATTTGCAAATGAATTAATTAGAATAACAAAAGGTGATGGCTATGCTAAGCCTAAAGATACATGGGCATCTAGTAATATTGCTATGGATATGGCCGCATTATTAAATACAACTAAAAGAACAAAACATTTAGAGGTATGGCAAAATAATGTTGATCAAATATTTAGTAAAGAAAATTTACTTAAATTAAAAGCAGCTTATGGTCAAAATTGGGTAGATAATGTTACTAAAACATTAGGCAGAATGAAGAGTGGACAAAATAGAAGATGGGGAGGTAATGTTACTGTACAAAAATGGAATGATTGGGTTAATGGTTCTGTTGGTGCAATTATGTTCTTAAACACTAGATCAGCAGTATTACAGACAATATCTAATATAAACTATATAAATTTTTCGGATAATAATCCGTTACAAGCAGCAAAAGCTTTTGCAAATCAAAAACAATATTGGAAAGACTTTAAAGATATATTTAATTCAGAATATTTAAAAGATAGAAGGGGCGGAAATAAAATTAATATAAATGAAAGTGAATTAGCATTAGCTGCAGAAAAAGGCGGAGTACAAGGTACAATAAATTTATTACTTAATAAAGGATTTGTATTTACAAAAATAGCAGATAGTTTTGCTATTGCTTCCGGTGGTGCCACAATGTACAGAAATAGATTAAATAGGTACAAGAAAGAAGGAATGTCTGAAAAAGAAGCTGCAGAAAAAGCATTTTTAGATTTTAAAGAAATTACTGAAAGAACACAGCAATCAAGTAGGCCAGATAAAATATCTGAGCAACAAGCTGGGGGATTAGGTAGATTTATGTTAGCATTTGCTAATACACCAATGCAGTATAACAGGATCATAAAAAGAAATGCGCAGGATCTAATTGCTGGTAGAGGCGATAAAAAAGAAAAAATAACACAGATTATATATTATAGTACTATACAAAACTTTATATTCAACGCATTGCAAAAAGCATTATTTGCAACAGCGTTTGGTGTAGATGATACAGATGAAAAAGAAACGGCAAGATATAGTAATATTGGTCACGGTATGGCTGATTCATTATTAAGAGGGTCTGGGTTAACCGGTAATGCGGTAGTTGGTATAAAAAACATAGCTCTTGATATTGCTAAGCAAAGTGAAAAACCTAATCCTGATTTTCAGAGTTCAGCTTGGAAGGCATTAACAATTTCACCTCCGTTGTATTCTAAATTTACAAAATTAAGAGGAGCAGGTTATTCAGCAAAATATATAACAAAAGATAATTTATTTGACCCTAAACTTAATAACCCTGCATTATCAGCTACAGCACAACTTAGCTCAGCAGCATTTAACTTTCCATTAGATAGGGCATTAAGGAAAGCGCAAAATATAGAAGCCGCAATGAGTGAAGAAGCAGAATGGTGGCAAAGCACAGCATTATTAATGGGATGGGGATCATGGGAATTAGGAATGCCTCAACCTAATACAAGCAGAAAAAAACCCAAAACAACGTCTCAAGTGGCACCTAAACCAAAGCGTGGGACAAGAACATTCAAAAGAAGAACAAGAACATTTAATCGTAGATAATTATGGCAAAAAAAGACGCATGTTATTACAAAGTAAAAGCAAGGTATAAAGTATTCCCATCAGCATATGCTTCAGGCGCATTATCAAAATGTAGAAAAGTAGGTGCTGCTAACTGGGGAAATAAATCAAAGAAAAAATAATGGCAGATCAAAAAGTAAAACCTCATAAAATGTATTGTAAAGATGGTTCAGTACATAATGTAACAACATATAAAGAGCACAAAGCTTTAATGAAAAAAGGTTGTGGTCATAAAAAAATTAAAAATGGCGGTAAGAAAAACTAAAAAAGGCTTAGCGTTAAAACGTTGGTTCAAAGAAAAATGGGTTGACGTTAGAACAGGTAAACCATGCGGTAGGCGTAAAGGCGACGGCAGAGGTGTGCCATATTGTAGACCAAGCAAAAGAATATCAAGCAAAACCCCTAAAACATCAAGTGAAATGTCTGCTGCAGAAAAAAGAAAAAAGATTGCAGAAAAGAAAAGATTAGGCCAGCCAGCAGGCAAACCAAGAAGAGTAAAAAATCTTAAAAGACGTAAATAATAGGTAATTACATATATTATACAAACTTAACATCATGGCTCAACAAATATCAGAAAATACACAAGTACAACTTGATTTAAAAACGATAGGATTAATAGTAGGCGGAGCGATCTCATTAGCTGCAATGTACTTTGCGTTACAGGCTGATATAGAGCTTGCTAAGCAATTACCGGAACCACCTGTATCAAGAACTGAGTTCGATTTGAAAGACGAATTAATTCGTTCGACAATTTTAGATATAGATGAAAAGGTAGACAAGAATTCACAGAAACTTGACCAAATAGACGAAAAACTATTTGAGATAATAAATAAATAATCATGAAAAAGATTTTAATTTTAATATTACTTTTCCTATCCACTCACGCATTTTCACAAAAAATTACAGTATTATATTTAAATACACCTTGGAATGTCAGAAATGATTATAAAGATTTAGATAAATTATATGGTGCTGATGTTTTAAAAGTAAATTACGAAGATCAACCACCAAGCGTAAGGCAAGCAGTAAGATCTATACCTGCTATTATTGTATTAAAAGACGGTCGACCTGTAGCTACATGGCAAGCAGATATTTCAATGAAATTAAAAGTGCGTTACGAAAAGGTACAAGAAGTGATAGATAACGCTAAAGCTCCAGTAAGAAGAGCATCATCAAATTAAATAATATATGAATAAAATAAGTAAGCACATCAGTTATAAGGAAGGTGTGTATAGCACGACAGCAAAAAGATTAGGTATAGATAATACACCTGATGCGTATGCATTACAGAATATGGAATTGCTTGCTGAAAAAGTATTTGAACCATTAAGAGAATATGTAAATGGTCCAATAGCTATAAACTCATTTTATCGATCACCAGAATTAAATCAAGCGATCGGTGGGTCAAGTAAATCACAACATTGCGAAGGACGTGCAATTGACATTGATGACACATACGGTTACATGTCAAATAAAGAAATGTATGAATACATTAAAAACAATCTCGATTTTGATCAAATCATATGGGAATTTGGGACTGACGATAATCCTGATTGGGTTCATGTTAGTTATGTTGATCATGATTTTAACAGACAAAGATGTCTGAAAGCATATAAAGAAGACGGAAAAACTAAATATAAAATTATATAATATGGATAAAAAAATAGTAGGATTAGCTGGTGCTTTACTAGTAGGCGTTGCTGGTTGGTTAATTACAACTACATATCAAATTCAAGTTGATACAGCAATAATAAAAGAAAAGATGGATCAGGTATTCGCAGAAGATTGTCCGTACTGCGTTCACGCCGCACACAGCTCAATTCAAGAACATCCGCTTTTATCACCAACAATTAAATATAGTCATAGACACGTTGGTGACACAATAATAAAAGTAAACGAATAAATAGTTGGAAAATTTAATTTCTAAGGAGTATCAGCAAATGATTACTGATCTCCATAATAAAAGACCCTGGGGAGGAGCCGCTAGTGGTAATGCACATACATTAAATAAATATATGATTTTATCACAAGCTAAATCATTATTAGATTATGGCGCAGGAAGAAGCGCATTAAGAATAGAAATGGAAGCAACGTTTCCAGATAAAAAATACGTTATTAACGAGTATGAACCTGGAATACCTAAGCTTGCTATAGATCCACCTATTAGTGATGCAGTTGTTTCATTTGACGTAATGGAACACGTAGAAACTGATAAAGTTGATAATGTTATACAGCATATATACGATAAATGCAATTTATGGACTTATCATAAAATATGTTTAAGAGCAGCCACTGGATCATTTCCAGGTACTACACAAAATTTGCATTTAACAATAAAGCCAGGTTTATGGTGGTTAGAAAAATTTTCTAATAAATTTAATTTTATAGAAGAAGGAATGAACCAAGGCTATGTTTGGTTTTTAGCAGTAAAAAAATAAATTATGGATTTTTTTGATTTTAATAATAACGGGAAGTATGATTGGTGGGAATATTTAATACCAGTTATAATATTGATATTAATAGAAGTTATTGCTGAGCTTTTGGTAGGATCTTTGAACTTGTTGAAAATCTTGGCGCAGTCTTAATTATTTTCATATTGTGCATCCAACCTGTATATTTTAATTTCTGTCTTTCTAGATTGCTTAATTTATGCCAATTTATTAACTTTCTTCTGTGTAAAAAACTCATATACTGCTCTTCCATATCTCTATCGTGAGCAGGTCTATTCAATATATATACCGGCAAATGCCAGCTATGCGGATTACAATTGCTAAATTTACCACGTTTATCTTTTGGCAATACATCAGCTTGTTTATGAAAAAAATCAAAACCTATAAGATCAATACTTTTATAGGTTTTTATTTTATCTATAAACCATATAATACTTATAAAGCCAGCGCTAGGTCTATAATCATTTATGCCTAAAAGGTCTTTGTCAAATTCTTTCATTATTCTAACTAAATCATTGTCAGAATACATTTGTGTATAATCAGGAAAATCTTTAGGTAGCCTATCTTCTAATACCCAATTTTTTAATTTTAAATTGCCTCTACATCTATTAATTAATATTTTAGTATTTTTAAATTTACCTGTATTAAATTTTTCTTTAACATTATTAAACGCCGGTGCTCTAAATTGACCAGTAATCCATATGTCACATTTAGTACCCAATGACTCTTCTTGCAAGGGAGTTGCTTCAATAGCTCTTCCAAATCTTACAACAATATCATATTCGTCAATAACTTTGCCGAGCTTATGTTTCATAATCTCAACAGAGTTACCAACAAATACAATACGTTTATTTTTTACAAGCTGTTGTATACTTTCCACCATAGTTGTGAATAACTTGCATCTTTATATTTTTCAAACCAAGGCCCGCCATTTGTATAATGTAATACTTTAGCATTGTCCATATCATAGCCTTTTACATTAACTAAACAATTATATTGTTTGGGTATAGGCGCTATGTTATCTTCATGTATAAAATGAAATTCATGAAGTTGCTCAGGGCTTGCATTATCTAAATATTCTTTAGTAAGTTTATTTTTAAACCAAGCATTGTTAAATACCATTAAACTTGACCAGTTCTTTTTTGGATATGATTTATTTACTATACCATTCATTTTATTTTCTTCAGCTTCATAGTCATCGTGCTTTACAACTGCTAATGGTTTATCTTTAATAAATCTTTTAGCTTGATTAATATCACATTTCCATAAAAAATCATTATCGCAAAATATAGCTCTACCTTCATAGTTACATAAAAGTGGCACATAAAATCTTGTAAAAGAAAACTCTGTAGATTCTCCTTCTACGTCTTTTCTGCCATATATACCAGCTTCTTTTAATTTAGATTTATCTAGCCAAGTTATATTTGCTTCTGGAAAATGATCTTTAATTGATTTTTCGCAAACTTTAGTTGCGTCTTTATATCGGGAATCATGCCCTATAAATATTCTTAAACTCATTTTATACTTTTTTACCTGATGTTCTTCTATTAATATCGTCGTGATTAAATTCAGCCCAATACAATTCAAAAGCAACGCCATCTTCTAATCCTTCAAACTGATGAAACTTACCAGGTTTAACCATAGTGAAATCACCAGCTTCTAATATTGTTTCATCAACTAAGCCTTGATCGTCTTGCCAAACTCTAACGAGCATCTTACCGGACTCTACAAAAAATCCGTTCCATTTAAATTTATGTTCATGTTCTGAACATTTAAATCCTTTATTGTATTCTATTCTATGAAATTCTAATACACCATTTTTGTGTATCATTTCTGTTTTACCCCAAATTTTTCCTGCTTTCATTTTAAATTATTAAAATATGGTTTTTTCCAAGTTGCTGATTTCATTCTTGGATGTTGTAATGTTTTCTTTATTTTTATTTCTTTATAAGGTTTCCAATTATACCATCTATCTCTCGGGTTATTTTCAATAGTTGTTATTTTAAAATTATCTAAAGCTTGATTTTTTTTGTTTTTAAAATGTATACTAATTAATATTCTTGGCCCTATTGTATCTACTTTATGATACTGATATTGTGGTATATATAATAAATCACCCGGTTCTAGAATAAATTGATCTAAAATTTCATTTGGTTTACTTGGTATAAATTCTTTATATATTGTCCATTTAGTTTTACCCTCAGTGTGAAATAAAAAATTTTCTGTTTGATCTGCGTGAGCAGGGAAAGATTTTGAATTTTCTTTTGGCGAAGCGTATATATTTGCTTGACCACTACCAAAATATTTTTCAAACTCAAAACATATATCAGTTAATTTTTCTTTTTCATATTCTGCAAATGGTATAACAAATGTTTTATTTAATTGTTTCCATTGATTATATATTTCTTTTTTAGACAAAAGTGGTTCATTTAGTTTTTTATTTCTAACTTTATCCAAGCACCATCTTCCATCTCCTTTATCAGTATAATCAATAATTTGTAAACCTTTTATATAAGGATATTTATTTAAACAATTTGTAAAATCATCCCAAGTAAATAAATCTTTGAATTTATTTCTTCTAATTATTAAATGTTTTTTATTCCAATAATTTTTAAAAAAGTTTTTAACGCCAACAGGCTCTAATATTTGTTCTAATGTTATTTTATCCATCGCATGCTAAACAGTTTTCATCCATTGCTGAATCGGCAATATCACCTCTCAGAACAGATTCGGTTCTCATATAATATAAAGTTTTAATACCTTTCTTCCAAGCTTCCATATGAACTTTATTAATCCATTTTGGTGTAGCTACAGAAGGAAAAGCTAAATTTAAAGAAACAGATTGGTCAATATATTGTTGACGTATACCTGCTTGATTAACTAATTCTAATTGATTAATTTCTTTAAATGTTTTAAATACTTCTTTAGCTGGTATATCATTATACTTACCCAGCATTATATCATCTAACTCTTTCACGCCTTGTACTGAACCTCCATCTTTTAAGATTTTGTTCCAGACTTTTTCCGTGTCGATTTTATGTCGTCTGAGTACCTTTTTAAGCGTAGGGTTCTTGCGAATAAATGTACCTTTTGCAGACTGTTCTGTGAATACGTTAGCAGCCCACGGCTCAATTCCGGGAGATACGTTTCCACTAAGTTTGCTATTACTGACAGTAGGTGCAATAGCACGAAGATGAGTGTTACGATACCCAGAGCCACGACACCAAAGAGGCTCGCCAAAAGTTTCAGCAAGCGCCATGGAAGCTCTTTCAGATTCGATTTTAATTTGTGAAAATATTCTTCTAGTTTCATATTGTGCTAATAATCCTTCAAACGGTAAACCTTGTTCTTGTAAATATGTATGCCAGCCTAGCACACCTAATCCTAATGCTCTACCTTTTTCAGCAGATCTTACAGAATTATGAAATCCAACTTTACCTTTTGATTTTTGTATAAATTCTTCTAACACGCCATCTAAAAACCATATACTATCGTAAATTAGATTTGTGTTTTTCCATTCATCATACTTGGCTAAATTTAATGATGATAAACAACAAACAAATGAATGAGACTCATCAGTATGCAATGTAATCTCACTACAGATATTTGTCATATGTACTTTTAACCCATGCTTTCTGTAAGCGTCTGGGTTATTTTTGTTTGTATTTCCTTTAAATAAGATATAAGGTTCTCCAGTTGCTTTACGTTTTTGAAGTAGCTTACCCCATAACCTCCTCGCTTCTTTATCTCCAGCATCAAGTCTTCGCATAAACTTATCGCCGACCACAGCGCACTGGTGGAGGTTGAGCGATTGACGATTAATGTCTCCTTTAGGTTCTCGTATTTCCAGCCATTCTTCAAAGTCGGGATGATCAATATTAATATTAACGCTTGCAGCTCCTCTTCGGACAGATCCTTGATTTGTGGCAAGTATAGTTGAATCGTATATTTTAGCAAAAGGCACAACGCCGTCAGATGTTCCATTACCTGTAATTTTAGCTCCGGCGGGTCTAATCATATTTACACCGATGCCAACTCCACCGCCGTGTTTTGCAAGTAGCATCATCTCTAAGTTTTTCATTCCAATCTCATATATCGAATCACCAACATCAATACCAAAGCATGATATAGGCAAACCTCGATCTGTACCAGTATTAGATAGCACAGGAGACGCTAAACATAGCCAACCCTTCCATATATATTCAAAAAAAGTTTCAGCTAGTTCTGGACGATTTAAACGCTTCGCTACAGTTGTAGCTACACGCATATAAGCATCACGTGGTGATTCATCTCCTACAAGATAACCGCCAGCAATTGTTTTCTTATATACGTCTGTATCACCCCAACTAGGGTAATCCTCATTCTTTTTCCAATCGTTATTCCACATTATGTTAATAAATGTTTTATCCAGGCTACAAGCCCATTAATATTTAACGCAACTAGATTCCATTGTTTTCTAGCCGCAGTTTGTACCATCACACAAACGAAACCTGCAATGTATAGCATTGGTTCGATTGTCCACTGCGCAGCCACAAGAAAACCTGCACCCATATATCCAATACGAGTAGACATTTTTTCAAGTGGCGTCAGTTTTTTAGTTGTTGCTATTAACTTTAAGATTTTTCTTTTTGTTACCATATATCTTCAAAATCTTCTCCTTCGTTTGCTTTGGAATAATCTGTTGGCCTAATAGCGAAAAAATCAGTATGGGTATGGCCCCCGGTAAGATGATAAAACCAATCAAGATTTTTAACTGCTTTATCGTCATACTCGAAATGAGCTTCATAACCCAGTTCTTCAAGTTTATCATTCAACCTATTTTTAATAAATTGTTTTAGGTCATATGCTTTTAAATTTTCAATATCACCTTTTTCAAACATCTTATCAATATATTTCATTTCAGCATCGTGCATTAATTGTGCTGCTGCATATATAGATTCTTTAGCATCATCCTTAAGGTTGTGAATTTCATCACACATATGTCTAAATAATTTACATCCCATTTTAGAATGTAAAGATTCATCTCGTACTGACCATTTCATTTGTTGCCCAATACCTTTGAGCAAATTTCGCATTTGGAATGAGTACAGTACGGCAAATGCAGAATATAGGCTAACGCCTTCGGCAAAAGCTGAGAATATTGCCAAGCTTTTACCAATCCCGATTGGGTCTTTACCTTCATAAGCTACTAAGTTTTCAAATCTTTCAGCTGTTGCTGGTTCGTGCAAAAATGCCTCGAAGTTTTCTAGCCCTAATGTTTCATTCAAATAACTATATGCTACTGCATGAATAGTTTCTTGTGAACCAAACATCATTGCCATCTGCTGTATCTCATGCTTAGGAAACCATGATACAACCTTTTGTGTCCAGTAATCTGACACTGCACATTCTGTCTGAGCAAAGCCTAAAAGTATATTACCAACTAAATGTTTTTCTTCTGGTGTTAATCTTTCTTTCCAGTCTTTAACATCACCGCTCATTGGTATTTCAGTATGTAACCAAAATGCTTGAGCTTGTGGTAACCATCCTTCAGTATAATACTCGGGATATTCAAATGGTTTATATGGTATTCTTTCTTTAAATAGGCTCATTTTCTATTTCGATTGCTAAGTCGACAAACGGCAAATAAAATACATGCTGTGAATGTGTTGGTCCATGATAGCTTCTCATCCCAAATAATATACCTGGATAAAAGCCTAAAGCCATAGACCAATCTCTTTTACCTTCCTTGTCCTTTGTATTGTTTGACATAATTTTTACTTGTTTTTAATTTTGACGTTTTGGTTTTCGCATGAATACCTTTTCGTCTTTTTTTAGCTGGTCTTACGTAGCTAAATATATTAACTCCTTTTTTAGCCATAACATTTAACGTTATATTTTTTATGTATAAATTCTAAATCTTTCCATCTTAAGTAACCTCTATTGTTTATTGACCACTTAATAAATGTATCGATCTTTCTTTCTTTATACTTTCGCCTAGCTATATGTTTGGCTGACTCTGTAGTATTTCTATTACGCGATCGCATTCTTTTTGATTTTGTGGTTTAAACAACGTATAGTTTGGAAATTGTTCTGTAACTAATTTTTTAAACAGTTTCCATCTCATAGGAAAAGATTCATTAGGTCTACCTTTAGTTTCAATTATAAAGTTTTTACCAATAAAATCTGGTGTATATTTTATAGGTAATACTCTTTTACTTCCTCTATTTTTAAAATAGCCTTTGCTATTTGATTGTCTTTCCCAGCATTCATTTTCAAAATGAAAGCCGTTAAGTAACACAAATGTTTCACCTTCATATGTAGCTTTTATACCTGCTTTTTTCAAAGCAATGTACATATACTTTTCTAAGCCAGATGCAAAGGTGATTCCGTCGTGTACAACTTTTTTAGAAACTACAGGACCTCTTTTTCTTTTATATGTCCTTTTCTTTCTCATCTTTAACAAATGTTCCGTTAATCATTTTGCCGGTTCTTTTACTAATTACAGCATATGCTCCAGCAATACATTCTTCAACATTTAAGTTTTCCATATATGCTAAATTAGTTAACACAACAATCATATCTCCGATAGCATCTTGTATTTCAGCTTTATCATTTTTTAATAATGCTTTAGCTAATTCGCCAGCTTCTTCTTGAAGCTTTATATATTGTGTTTTGCTATCACCTTTTTTATACAAACCTCTTTCATCAGCCCATTGCCTAATTAATGTAAAAAAGCTTTCATCTTTTTGCTCTTCTATATATTCATTTAAGCTTTCTAGGCTATTAATATCTTTAAATGCTTCCCATAACGCTTTATTGTATACATAGCTTCGCTCACTATTATACATAGACGTATGAGCATTAAGAGCTATCCAGTCAGCTAATTCTGATGATAAATGAATTTTACCAAATTCAGTTTCCCAGTTTAAACCAACTTGATCGTGCAATCTTCCTTTCAATTTAGTAAGTGGCACAGGGAACGTTGTGGTTTGTGGGGTTACGTTTATTTTCATTTTAAATAAATTTTTATATAGTTTGTGGTCTTTCCTATATCCATAAGACTGTTGAAGTTCTATCTCCTTCTTTGATATATAATCTATATCTTCTGACTGATCAAGAACCTCATATTCTCCAGGCTTATAGCCCTGCGTTAGCGTAACCCTTCTATTAAGATCACGCGTAACGCCGATTTTTTTACCCGGAATGTGATATAAATAATAAGTTTCTGTCATTAGTTTCCAACATTTAATGGGGCTTTAACTTCACCCATGTGTTTATAATTGTGTAATTTCATCATATCCAACTCTGGAATATTAATTTGATTTCTGTGGTTAATATAAACACCAGACGTATCTAACTCTAATGTTGGACAATCATATATTGATGGATCCCTATACATTATAGTTCTAGCCGCATCCAAATGATTATTATATAAATGACAATCGCCAAGCTGCCCAATTAATCTACCAGGTTTTAAACCATGACCTTTAGCTAATAATTCTAATAATAAACCATACATAGCTATATCATAAGGCAAACCTAAGAATACATCTACAGATCTTTGTTGCCACATTAAATCTAACTTACGATCATTTACATAACATTGAAAGCCGTAATGACACGGTGGCAAAGCCATATCTTTCATATCAGCAGGATTCCAAGCCGATACAACCATTCTTCTTGAATCGGGATTATTATGTAACTGTAATGATAAATCATATATTTGATCAATACCATTAAAGTCACGCCATTGCTTACCGTATACAGGACCTAATGTTCCATCAGTTCTACCTGATCTTTCATAATCTGGTCTCCAGTATCCAACGCCATTATCTTCTAAATACTTTAAATCAGTTCTGCCTTGTAGTATCCACATAAGCTCAACCTTAGCTGCTTTAAAAGAAACTTTCTTTATATGCAACAATGGAAAACCTAATTCCATATCGTGAACAAGAGTATAACCAAACTTTGATAATGTACCAACTCCGGTTCTATCATCTTTTGGTATGCCACTATTAAGTATCTCAGATGTTAATATTCTATATTCCTCGTTTATATTTCTCATAATAATATTTACACGCTTTAAATTTCTGTTCTATGATTTGTTCAATGCTATACACTTTCGGTGACAGTGCAGGCTTTTCAAATTTTTGATAAGGCCCTAAAGCTACTGACACTTTGAATTGTGTAGGGTGCATACCTTTTTCCATTGGATGAATACTTATTCTTATATTGTTTCTGTTGCAATATAAAAATGCATCCCAATCTTCTTCTGTTGGGTTGTAATAATCCGCAGGATTTTTAGTTTTCTTTTTTGGCATCTATTCCCAAGGCATTGGTTCTTCATTCAAATCAACCACTTCGTGTGGCATAAAACATCCTGATCTTGGTTCCCATTTGAAATGAGCCTCAGCTCCATTCTCGCCAAGATTCTGAAACTTAACTTTTAAAACTTTTGCTTTAACAGTCTTGTCTTCATAATTTCTGTGTACTAATAAACCGTGATATGATGCATCATACCATTCGCCACCACCTTTAATGTTATACATAGTTGGTTCTTCAATCTTACCATTACTATCTTTATACATTTTAGTTGGATGCGCTACTATAAATACTAATACATCAAACTTCTTTGCAAAGCTTTCAATCTTTGTTAGATACTCCATTGTGTATCTGTTTACATCTTCAGTCTTTGCATCAACGTCTCGTACTTTATTAAATGGGTCTATAACCAAACATTTAATACCTTTACGTTTAACTAGCTCAGCACCTTTACGTAATACAGATTCAAGTGTGTATCTTTCCATGTCAATGAAAAAGAAATTATCATTAACGTGCTCTGCTACTTCTTTCCATTTATCTGAACCAATATCAGAAGACCTTGGCATATCCATCCATACTTTACGCATTAACTTATGTGCATGCAAATATGTTGGTGCATTCTCCGGTGATGCAAATGCAGTCTTCCAGCCATAATTCATATTATAGCCAACACACATTTGGTCAACGAAGTCAGACTTACCACTAGAAGGTATACCAGTAACAGTAATAAACTGCCCAGTATAGGTACTAAAGATACGGTCAAAATTAGGTAAACCAATTTGAAAACCAGGTTTAAAACCGTGTTTAACAAAGTCTGTAACTTCATGTTCAATGTCTTTAAAAGTTGTAACATTTTCTAACGGTACAGGTCTACATTCATTAATTACTTCAGCTAAGTCTTTTGTACCATACTTAAGTAAATATTCATTTGCATCTTTACAATCTACAAAGTTTACTAAGTAGCATACTTCAGCGCCAAGCCTTCTAATTAATTCTTGTTGTAATGCAGCACCTGCATCATCTTGATCAACAGCTAATATGATTTTTTCTTTGTCTGTAAAATAATCAATACAGTTATCAAGATAATCTAAATTGTTGTGGTTAAGTGTTGCGCCATTTGGAACTGATACTACATTTTTAATACCAGCTTCATGGAATGCTAACACATCCATTTCACCTTCAACAATTACACATGTATCGGTATTTACGATACTATTTAAATTATAAAAGACTTTCTCAGCACCTTTATATAGTTTAAAGTTCTTTCGTCCGTCTCTGTATTTCACATTAATAAGCTGATCGCCTATAATGTAGTTGAACTTAATTGTATTTTCAACCTTGCCAGTTTGTGGCATGAACTCTGGGCCTTCAGATATATTTAAATCTAAAAGCGTTTCGTGACTTATACCTCTTTGTTTAAACCATTCAATTACTTTATCACCAACAGCTTTGTGTGATTCAGTAGAATATTCTGGTAAGACATATTCTTTATCACTTCCACCTTTACGTTGGTAAGTATGTAATTGAAATGTTGAGTCACAGTTGTGGCAAGTTCCTAACCCACGCTCCCAATCATAGCTAGCACATTGTTGCTTTCTATTTTCCGGTTTACGTGTAGACGAACACAGGGGACAAATCCCCTGCGTTGCACCTACTTTCAAATCGTGTTGGTTAAACTGGTCGATTAAAAATCCGT